TCAAGTGTTAGTAAAATTGTAACAGACGGGCTCTCCAGAGTTCAAGAACTCAATAAGTTCTCCAATGGCCGGGTCCATGTTGTTGGCCTTGACGACGGAAATTGCCTCACTAACCTCAGCATCAATCTCTGTGCAGTCAATCAATTCCTCAAAGATCATATACTTCCCTCCTTGACAGTATCTCTACCCACAATTATATGATCCTTCTCCTATGCTGTGCCTCAATCTGCTGCCTTATACCGAGGAGGTCGCTTTGAGTTCCGCATACTGGACATACCCACTTGTTGTCTTTGGGGAAAGTTGGTATCTCGCTCTTTTTCGGATCTCCCTCGAACAAAACTCTCATCCTATGAGTAGTATTACATTTATGGCATGTCAAATCTATCATTACTTCGTTAGTTTTTTGTGGCTTCGGCAGCGGAATCTGGGCAGGAGCGCAGTGTCGATATATCTGTGAGTTTTCAGTCTCATACATCTTGTAAATGGTTGTCTCGAAACCCATCCTCATTAGTGTATAATACCGCATAATGGCATCGCCCAAATCTGGATCTTTCGAAAAATCAGTAATCTTGAGACCCATTTTACTCAATTCTTCGATTCCAAATGATCGTCCATGTGTCAGCCAACGTCCGTGATTTGAGAGTATTCCAGCAATTTCAGCTGCCTTGGCTACTTTCTCTTCATCAGTTACCGGAAGGCCGGTGGAGCTATGCTTGTTCCAGAACTTGAACTTGTACTCTATGAGCCACCGCGTTACAAGGTCTGCAGAGAATGCCTGGGCATTTTGACAATGCTGAATTTCTCCAGGAGAGATGCTCTGAAGAATTGGTATGAAAGCCAGATCAAGTTTACCACTCGTCTGACACTCTTCCCTAATTTTCTTCAAACCTTCTAAAAATGCATCCGCTGAAAAGCGGTTACCGTTTTTTGCTATCTGGGCATCAATCGGACCAAGGGCCGATATTTCCCCCATAAGTATTTCGTCAGCCGCCATTGCGAAAATTGTTCCAGCGCTCTTTGCCATACCCGGGATGATAACTCCAACATTATTGAACCTTCGCCTTATCTGTTTAACCAGATCTTCAACAACCTCAGCGAAACCTCCTGGTGTCTCAAGGATTATATCAACGGCCTCGCCGCTCAAAGAAGAAAGCTGATCCCAAAATGGGAGCACGTCTGAATAATCTATTCCAGCTTGAACGTTTTTACAGTCACTAACGAATGCAATGACTGGCCTTTTTCGAATGGCGGAGATCCTCTTAAGCTGCTTTTTTCGCTCTGCCGTCATAACATCAAAAGGCATGCTCTGGTTCAAATAGTCGGAATAGACGCCCATATTCTCCCCCCTCTTTTGTATTGTTGATATGTTAACCTATAAGCAATCAAATGTCAACCATATATAGGCAATTAATGTCACTGAAGTAACTAATATCCTCAACTTGTTACTATCATGGTAAAAAAAGCCCCGCCAGCCTCTTGGCCAGCGGGGCTTCTCTCCTCACACATCGCGTCAGGCCGCTTCTTTGGCCCCTGCGAAGAAATCCTGTATCAAGGCGTCGATTATCTTCTCGTCCACGATGATCCCTTTGGACTTCAAAAACGCTGTGGCGTCGGCCAGCTTCTCCGCACCGTGCCCAGCACCATAGGCTTTCTCGGCGGCCAGTACCGCAATCTGGTACCAGTAATCAATCTGATGCAGCCGCTCAGCCGACGTTCGCGCCTTGAGCCACGGGATCACGTACCGCGTCATGATGGCCACCAATACACTGATAAATGCGGTGATCAGCTCTGTCAGGTCAATCCCGCCCGGATCAGTTTCTTGGGCGTTCTCGGTGGCCGTCTTCACCACCGGCGCGTCCTCAGGCTCCACAAACGCCGCATAGCCCCTTTCTGGCGGCGCGGCGGCAGATGCCTCAGCGATTGCGATCAGCGGCGCAGACAGGCACAGCACGACCAGCATGGCCATCAGCAGAGCAAGAACCTTCTTCATGGGTATCCCTCCTTGTTATGATCGGTTATCCCGCTCGGGCAGGCGCATCGGTGGGCAGCTCCAGGATGTCCTGCTCGTAGTGGTCGCACAAATGATTGCGCCCCTTGGCGCGATAGCTGCGGTGCATGTGCACCAGAACTTGTTTGGTGTCAGACGGACAATATCCCTGAGCCACGTAGAAGTCGTGCGCCTGCGTCAGCCGGTCGCGCTGCAGGTCGGCGACATCCTCGATGATCGCGTCGAGCTTCTCCAGCACCGCCGCCTTATACTCCCTCTCCTCCTTGCGGGCGGCCTCGATCTTCTTTCGCCGCGATATGAATGGTTTCCAGACGACGAGCGCGACCAGGGCGATGACCGCCGAGACCGCGCTCGCATACTTGCCTGCCTTGGTAAGAAAGTCGTCCATGCCAGCTCACCCTTCCGTCGAGATTCAGCACGTCACGCGTGCGTACTTCCCGGATACCCAGCCGTCCTCGCCGTCGAGGTCCACCGCAATCCAGCCGGATTCGCTGGTCTCGCCGCGGTGGGCGGGTCAGCGCCAGTAGTGTAGGGGATGATGAGCTGATGCTCAACGGATGCTGGTTCAGCCGACACAGTCTCGGATTGCTCGGGCGGATCAACGAATGTTGCGGTGGCCAGCGCGATCGGGGCAGTGATGCACAGCATCAAGAGCAGTGCCAACAGAAGCGAAAATACCTTGCGCATTGTATCACCCTTTCTTGTGATCGCAGGTTCCTTTTCCAAATTCGCGCTCTACTTCTTCATAGAGACACCTCCCGGAGTGAGGAGTCGTGCGGTTTAGGCGCGTTTGCTCTCCGGCCAGAAGATGAAGTAGCGCTTTCTTTCCTTCCGGAACTTGGACATAAGCTGCGACTTCCGCGTACTGGAGGCCGGGTCGCAGGCGTACATCGTCCGCCCGTCCATCTTCCAAAGGCATATGAAATGCCCCTGGGAAGTCCAGAAGCCCTTACCCATCGACGCTACAATGAGCGCGCCTTCCGCCAGTGCCTTAACCGCTGTGTTGTGATCCGCCGTGGACAGGAAGCGCTTGAAATAGGCTGAGTAGCGGCTGGCCATGTACGGGAAGAACGACCAGCTGGTGCCACTGTTGGCCGTGCGATACCCCTTGGCTACGGCAATTTTGCACAGATCGACGGGGGTAATCGACTTGTCGACAAACGCATTAACCACGTCGCACATCGCCGTCGGGCCACACCCGGAGGATCGGATTGTCTGGGCCTTATTGCCCGTGCTGGTGTAGGGCTTAGTGCCCCACCTGCTGTCGTACTGTTTGTTGTCCGGGGGCCTTTTAAAGGGGACGAGCTGCCCCAGAAGCGCCATGTTTGTCACGATGCCGACCACACCATCCGCGTAAAGCCCATTGGCCTTCTGGAAAGTCTTCAGGTGCTTCTGAGTGATCGGGCCGAACTTCCCATCGGCCTTAATGCCGAGAATCTTCTGGAGCCCGACAACGTCCATTCCTTTGGATCCTTTCTTAAGCCCGATCATGCTCACTTCGTGTCGCTCCCTTCTTCCTCATCGAAGGTCTTACCGGTCTTCGGGTTGATCATCCGACCGTCCGGCGCCTTGACAAGCTCGTAGTCTTCAGCCTCGTAGTTTCCTTCCTTCTCGCGGTTGATGCCGCGAATGCGCTGCCAAAGTCTCATAACATGCTCCTTTCCGCCCGTTTTCGGGGAATAAAATTGGCGCCTCGCAGGGCGCGTGAAAACTTGGTATACCGGGCAACTCGCATAACTTGGCTTTCTATACTGATTTAGATAATGCTTCTTCATAAAGTGCAGAGTTTGCAAGCCTTCATCAAAGGCATATCCCCATTATGTGTATCGAGAGGCATGTTAAGGATTCCATCTATTGTTGAGTGCACATTTTATTTATGTTATAATAAAAACAAGAAAGGGGGTGATAATTGTGGAAAAACCGAGCATGAAAAAGTATCTGGTCATGGAATTCGCTGATGCTCCCAATATGGATCTTAAGAGCGGCAAAGTTGGCGAAGCTCATTTCTTCACATCTTTCGGTGTGATCAGTGGAAGATCACTCGATAATCCAGGCGAAGTAAGCGATAAATCCACCGCATCTGAGCTATTCGCAAAGCACGCCGCAGAGATCTATCAGAAGGAGTACTGCGAAGAGAACACAGGATTCGCTCCTGGCAACGATGGGTATGTGGTACTTGTGGATGTAACTATTCGAACAATAACGAATCAGCATTATTATATGCCTTCAATGGTTCTGTTCTACGATCAGATCATTGGCATGACACTAGGCGATCTTTCTGAGTCAGGTCAACAAGGATTCGCATCAACTTAACCGATGCACTGGACCGCTATCAGATCAACCCGACTCCTTCTCTATATTGGCCAATTGTGTAATATCTTCCCTGCATCGCACTACCAAATGCGTCAATTCCGCCCCGGAGAGAGCTAATGCCACCCTCCGGGGCGGGTTGGGTCATCAGCCGATGCGCTGCATTGAGAAGTTCGTGCCGCCGGATGCTATGGTCTTGGCTGTGTTCAACATGCAGAATGTGGGCATGATGATCTGCCCAGCTTCGCAGTGCATGACGCCCGAAACCTCACCGCATGTCGTTGTGTTGGAGTATGCCGAGACGGTTATAATCATCTGCTGGTGTGTGGCGCTTGTAAACTCCGATCCGACCATGTAATCCCGTGCAGCCGTGAACTCCCACTCTGGATCCAATCTGAGAATCATGACACGAGCGCCACTGTTCGAGTCCGATTGCGACAGGTTCAAGGTGAAGTGGACGTGATAGAACCCCTCCTCGGCCACGCGCACCGCGAATTTTCTCTGCCCAGACGCGCCGCCCAACACGAAGTCTGGCGTATAGTTGCTGAGGATCTGCGTCCAGTCCAGCAACCAATAGCGGTATGTTGCGTTATATCCTGCCGATTCTGCCGTTGGTAACCGCATGAGCACGACCGGTGAAAGTTTCGCCAGGGCGCCAGAGCGGTCGACGAAAACCGGCGCCTTTACAAACTCCACATCTTCGGTGAACTTCGTCGGTTGCACCACCTTATGCTTCCCTTCCTCGTCGGCGAGCGTACCGATGCAGGTGGAGAGATGCCCATTGATCATTCGCGCGTTGAACGGCCTGACATCCCTCGGAAGCGCCGTCTCTGCCGCAGCGAATTTCCATCGGTCAGAGACATACGCGCCGAAGTCAAAGGTGATACTCGCGGGGAGCGTCAGCGCCGCCACCACCGCTCCGGCCTCGTTCCAGGCGAAATCTTCGTCGGACAGCTGTACAGTCGTCCATTCTTCCGCGCCCTTCTCCCGATATCGCAGCGCGATCAGCGGAGCGTTTCTGTCTACGCCGTCCACCGTAACCGGATCGATCGCCGCCGTGAGTGCGTACCTCACGTAGACGCCGGAGCCGTTGGGCGTTCCATTCGCCAGGCATCGCTGTGCCGAAAAGGCCGAAATTACCGGCGCCGTATAGTTCTTAACTGTAATCTCAACAGTGTAGGTGGAAACCGGAAGTATGAAGCTATTCTTCGGGTCTACATTCCATACATAGCATTTCACCGTGTGAACGCCCTCGGAAAGCTGCACTTCACCGTATGAAAGGCTCAATCCCCCAGTTGGTATGTTCCCGCTCGCAACGAGCACGTCATCGAGATTGACTCTGGCATACTTCTCATTATAGGCAGGCGATGACAGTTCAAACCCCATTGAGGATATACCGCGTAGAAACCTGCCCACCACACCGAGAGCGCCGCTTGAATCGGTAACCGCAAAAATGCCCATCATACCCCTCCTATAGTAACAGGATCGATACCCCGTCGTCCTCGTTGTAATCCAGCGCGGCCCCGTTGCCCACCTGCATCTGTTTCTTGGCCCGGAAGATGTCGCCCTCTGCGCCTGAGTCGTCGATCTTGAACGCCGTCACGCCGTCGCGTTGAATCACGTAACTTCCGGACAGGATGCGCGTCTTGAACCGTCCGCCGGATTCGCCCAGCTCGATTGCCTCGCCCGCGGTAAATCGCAGGTACCGGTTGATTTCGCTGTTCGAAACCACGAACTCCAGTGATCCATCCTCGCCCTCGATGCGTGCGGATGTAAGCGCCCGAATGAAGGCCGCCGAAGCTGTCAGGTCATTCACGTCGATGTTCGCCGCCTTGACCGCGCCGATCAGCGCATCGTCGGCGAAGATCTCCGTCACGTTCAGCTCGCGCGCGGTGATGGACTGCTCGATGATCTTTCCGGCCGGGATCGAATCATCGGCAATATTGATGCCCTCGACGGGCACCACCTCCGTGGTCACGCCGCCGGAGCCGTCCGCGATCAGGCGGTAAAACCGCCCGTCCTCGCCCTTGATCATCAGCGCGCCCACGGACAGGCTCACGATGTTTGCCTCAGTCACCGCCAGCCGCTCGATCAGCAGCTTCCCGCCGATCCCCTCGGTGATGATGGCCGTCCCAGCCACCAGGTCCTTTACCTTCGCGTAGTCAATCTCCGCGTTGGCGATCTGGCCGCTGACGATCGTCGCCACAGCGGCGGAAAGGTTCGTGATCGTCGCCCAGTTGATGTCGGCGTCATTCAGCGATGCCTTTGAGATCGTGGCCACCGCCGAGGCCAGCGCTGTGATGTTCGCCCAATCGATATTGGCCGCCTCGATGTTCGCGGTGGTGATCTGCGCCTTTGCAATGTTCGCGATGTCCGCGGAAAGGTTCGCAATCGACGCCCAGTTGATCTCAGCTGGATATGGGCGGTGCCAATGGCCAGATTCGCGATCTTCGGGCCGGTGACCGCCTCGTCCGCGAGCTGCTGATCGGTCACCGCGCCGTCGGCGATGGCCGAGGATCCGACGCTCTGCTCTTTCAGCTTCGTGCCGTCGATCCCGCCCTGAAGTTGCCAGGACGGAATTCTGCGTGATGCGGAGCCCTTCCGGACGTTCGATACGTCGATTTCAAGGATGCGCCCCTCGCCGTCCGGGCCGCCGATAACGTCCCATTTCATCCGCTGAACGTCCGCCTTCAGGTTGATCCCAGCGTCCTCGCGGATGAACGTCACGGTGTCGTAGGTGTATGCGCGGTCGAGGCCACGGTACTGCGGGAATTCCTCGGTATCGCCCAGGTTGACGAAGCGCACCGTGGCGGACAGCTTCACGTCGTCGATATGGTTCTCGCTGAACTCCAGCGCAGCCAGCCTGCGCATTTCCGCATATACCTGCGCCAGCGTCAGCCCGTTCTTCATTGAGCAGGTGCTGCGGCAGTCTAGCACGTCCTGCCTGATCACCGGGTAATCGCCGATCTTCGGCGAATCCACGAACTTCTCCGGCAGCAGGATGGCATTCCCCTTCTTGTCCTCGCCGATGGGCATCAGCCTGGTCACCGTCGCGCTGTCGTCGTAGCACATGGTGATGTCCAGCATGTTGCTCCCGTACTCTATCACAGCGCCGCGGTCGGTGTTCAGGGACCTCAGCAGGTACACCTCGTAATCGTCACGCACCAGCATCAGGTTCCACCGGGCGGCCAAGCCCTCATCAGGGTCCAGAAGCGCTTTGTCTATCGGCAGCCGCACCCACTGCAGCGCGCTCCGGGTATCCGCGGTGTCGGTGTAGAACTCAAACTCATGCGGCATCACCGCGCCGTCCGATATGCCTTTTAGCGCGGCCCCCGCGCTGGTTGCCCCCGCCGCCTTGAAGATGGTCGTCACGTTGTGCAGATCATAAAAGATGTGCCGCGCCGTCACATCGACAGAATCGATCCCTTCCTCCACCTTCACGATGCGGAAAAGCTGATCGACCACCTTCACCACGTCCGCAACCGTTTCAATGCCTGCGTTCGTGTCGGGCAGCGCCGGGTTCGACAACACGTATTCAAGGCCGGAGATGTTCACCCACCCGGTGCCGACCTTCGTCTTGCACTTGTAGCGGTTCTCTTTCATCTGGACCACGACCACTTGGGAGCCCAGCGGAACCAGTTTCTTACCCTTCTTGCTGCCTGTTGCCTTTTTGTACAGACAGCGGTCCTCTTTCGCGGCGGCGGGCTTGATCCGCCATGTCTCGGTGATCGTCACCCGGACAGGCGCGTCCTGGTCGTCCATGATGATCTCGGGCGTGGTTCGCACGGGTACGGGCGCCTTTAAAAGACGGCCGGTTCTCAGGGCTTTCCATTTCCCGTAGGGGTCCATCGGGTGCGTCATGGTTATCTGGCTCATGCCATTGCGGATTTCCTCGAAGATGCACTCCGTCGGCATCAGTTCGCCTACAAGCCCGATGTCCAGCGTGTCCTCTGCGTTGCCCTCATACACGTACACAGCGCCCATCACAGCCACCTCCGGTTTGGTCTAATGATCAGTTCCGTCACCCCGCCGGAAAAGGCCACAGGGCTGCTCCCCAGCGGCAGCAGCGGGAATTTACCTGTGAATTTGCCGCCTGTGCTCTCAGCCGCCAGTTGCCGCGCCTCACAGTCGATGATCAGCATGCCGTTCATGCCCTCCAGCAGGATCGCCTCGCCGCCAACCGCGATTGCGCCGTCCCCGGTACCCTTCACGGTGATGATCGGCTCCGAAGGTACGTTCCCGGTGTTTTCGATGTTCCCGGCTTCGGCGAACGTCAAAACCACCGGCTCCGCCTCGTAGCGGAACGGGCTGCACTCAAACCGCACTGTGAACTGGTCGTAGCGGTCGTTCCCATACTTCAGGCGGGAATACTGGATGTCGTCAATGATCGTCGCCCGGTAGCACCGCGTCGGGTCGTCCGACAGGATCAGGTCTCCGGAACCGACGAGCCAGGCGTTTACCGTATCAATCGAGGCCGTGCCGAAAAGGTTCAGCACGGCCTCCAGCGTGATCGCCCGGTATGCGCCGTCGAAGATGTGCAGCGTGCCGTGGCGCGCCGGCGGCTCAAACCGCAACACTCGTCGCGCCGCCCTCGCAGGCGACGGCATGCGGGATACGACGGCGCCCAGCGCGTCGCTGCGGACGCCTTTGAAGGAAATCCAGCTCATGGGCTACCCTCCGTATCCGTAGATGATGTCCTGGCTCCGGCTGTCCATCGCCAGGCTGTTCTCGTCCGCCAGCGTGTGGGCGATCTCCCGCCCGCTCAGCGCCAGCACGATCGGCCGCTGACCAGCCCGCTCAATGCGCCCGTAGTCGATCTCGCGCACCGCATCGTGTACCTCCAACGCCTGCAGCATGCGGCTGGACATCTCGCTCCAAAGCCTCGAAAGCGGCAGCACAGCCTCCGCCCCCGCTTCGCCCACGCCCTTCATTCCGTAAGGCGTTGCGAACAGCGTCGGTGTCGTGAAGATGCCGCCCTTCGCGTACCAGCTGACGCTAACCGTCGGCACACCCTGCGTGAACCAGTCGATGGGGTTCATCGAACCGTTGACGCTGAAGTGCGGCATTTTGATCTTCGGTGGCCATACCGCATCGATGGCAGCCTGAATGCCCTCGAACGCGCCCTTGATTGCATTCCCGAAAGATGTGAACGCCTCCCTGATGGTCGTCAGCCACGCAGGCTCCGTGATCTCCGGGAAACTCCAGTCAAGGTTGCTGAACCATTCCCTTGCGCTGTTGGCCCATCCGGAAATGGTGTCGATGACCTCCTGCCCGGATGTCGGCAGTTTAATCTCAGGCAGCGCAAAGCTCAGCCCGGAGAACCAGTCTTTCGCAGCGGTCGCCCAGCCCTGGACCCGCTCCACGACGTCCTCGCCGGTGACCGGCTGCTCCATACCGGGCAGCTGGAAGGACAGATCTTTGAACCACGTCAGCGCGCTGTCCGCCCAGCCCTGGACGCGGTTCACAATGTCCTCGCCGGTGATCGGCTGCTCCATACCGGGCAGCTGGAAGGACAGGTCTTTGAACCACGTCAGCGCGCTGTCCGCCCAGCCCTGGACGCGGTTCACAATGTCCTCGCCGGTGATCGGCTGCTCCACCGTCGGCAGTTGAAAGGATAGCCCTGCGAACCAGTCTTTTGCGGCGTTTGCCCATCCGCTGACCCGCTCCACAACGTCCTCGCCGGTAACCGGCTGCTCCATACCGGGCAGCTGGAATGATAAGTCTTTGAACCACGTCAGCGCGCTGCTCGCCCAGCCCTGGACGCGGTTCACAATGTCCTCACCGGTGATCGGCTGCTCTACTCCCGGTAGCGTGAACGACAGCCCTTTGAACCAGTTCACCGCCTGATCCGCCCAGCCCTGAACGGTGTCGATGATCTGCTGCCCGCTGACCGGCAGCGACAGATCGGGCAGGTTCCAATTAAGGCCCGTAAACCACGTCTTCGCGGATTCCCACCAGCCCGAGACTTTCTGCAGCACGGTTTCGACCCACGCAGGCATCTGGATCTCCGGCAAGCTCCAGCTCAGGCCCGAAAACCACGTCTTGACCGATTCCCACCAGCCCGAGATCGTCCCCAGCACCGTGTCCACCCACGCCGGCATCGTGATCTCCGGAAGGCTCCAGTCAAGCCCCGTAAACCAGTCCTTCACCGATTCCCACCAGTTGGAAATCGTTCCCAGCACCGTATCCACCCATTCGGGCATTTCAATGGTTGGAAGGCTCCAGTCAAGCCCCGTAAACCACGTCTTGACCGATTCCCACCAGCCCTTGACGGTTTCGATGGTCGCCTTCAGCGCCGCCGGGATGTCGATGGTCGGCAGTTTCCAGTCCAGCCCCTTGAACCACCCGGCAACCTTGCCCCACAGCCCGGAGAACCACCCGAAGAACGCGCCGATCACCTTGCCCCAGGCGTTCCACGAATCCACAATCGCGTCAATGATCCCCTTGAAGAAGTCCCCGATCTTCTGGAACCCGATCTTCAGGTTTTCCCACACGAACAGCACACCGTCCCGGAATTGCTCGTTCGTCTCAAAGAAATACGTGAATGCCGCGATCAGCGCGCCAATAGCCACAATAATCAGACCGATCGGGTTTGCCGCCATGACCAGATTCACGGCGATCATCGCAACTTTAAAAACGCCCAGCGCGATTGCCACGGACTTGATGACGGCGGTCACCTTGTCCCAGTTCTTGATCATCCAGGCGACGGCATCCCCGGCCTTTCTGATTGCGTTCGCAATGTTGGAGCCGAACGTCTTTCCGAACTCCTCCCCAGCGCTCATGACCTCACCCATCGGGCCGTTGAGCCCCAGAGATTCGGCCATCTCGTTCCGGGCCTTGATGATCTCTTCCAGTTCCTCCTGTTCGGCCTTCGATAACTTCTTACCCTGCTTCTTTTTCAGAAGCTGCTCGATCCGGGCGTCGTACTCGTCCAGCTGCTTGTAGGTCTTGTCCAGCTCGGTCGTGTCAGCGCCTTTGCCCTCCAGCGCCTTCCGGCGCTCGGCCAGCTCCTTGCGAATCTTCGCGGAATCCTTCTTGAAGTCGTCGATGAACTCCTTGACCTGTTCGTCCGATTCCTTCTTCCCATCCGTCCATGCGGCGGTCAGGCGGGTCAGCCAGTCGGCGGAAGACTCCGCCACGTTATCGCCCGCACCGGATGCATCTTCCACGTATCCCGTAACTTCACGAAACGCCGCGCGCACCGTGACCAGCACGTCGTTCAGCGCCGGCAGGATGTCCGTTTTCAGCGCGTTCGAGATCGGTGTCAGCACTTCACCCGCAAAGGATGCGAAATCGTCCTGAAGCGTAGACCAAAGCCCCTGGGTGGTCTTCGAGGCTTTCTCCATGCCCTGGTAGAACTGCCCGCCCTCGCTGGTGGCGTCCTCAAACGCCTGCGTCACTTCGTCGATCGAAATCTTGCCTTTGCTCATCCGGTCGCGCAGCTTCTCCATGGATTCACCGGTGCGCTTCGCGATGTAGTTCAGGGGGTTAAAGCCCTGGTTGATCATCTGCATAAGGTCCTGACCTTGCAGCTTGCCAGCGCTCGCCACCTGCCCGTACACCAGCGCGAGGCCGCTCATCTTCTCCTTGTTGCCCAGCGCCACGTCGCCCAGCATCTGAAGCACTTTCGTGGACCTGTCGGAAGATACCTGGAACGCCAGCAGCGTCTGCGTGGCGTCGGCAAGTTCGGAAAGGCCGAAAGGAGTCGCTGCGGCCATCCTCTGCAGCTCCTGCACCTTTGCCGCGGCCTTCTGAGCGTCGCCCAGCATCACCTCGAAGTTCGTGGTGTACTTCTCCATGTCGTTGTTGAAGGTGAAGCCAGCTTTCGCAAATATCGTGCCTACGGCGGTCACCGCGCCGGCCATCACTTTCAGGCCGGTGTTGATGGCGGAATCGATCTTTTTCATTTCGCCCTGGACATCGCCCACGAAGGACTTGAATTTCTTCCCCGCTGCGCCCAGCTTGGTTCCAAAATCAGTGTCCTGCACGCTCAGCCGAGCGAACATGTTAAAAAGCTCAATGCCCATCGCCATCGCGTTTTCGCCTCCTCCCGGTCATCGCCGTCAGCCTTGCTTTCAGGTCGGTCAGGATCTCGTCTCCCGTCCGGTCATCCTTCTTCACGTCCGCGCGAATGATCTCGCCAAACCGCTTGACGCTCTTGTCCACCCGCTGATCGGTGATCAGCAGGTACAGCGCGTTGGCCACGTACTCGCGGTACGCCTCATCCTCCAGCGCCGCGCCCATGTACAGCCTGAGCGCCGCCGGACGCAGCGGCCGCGCCGCGGTGGCCATCGCCTTTACAGCGCGCTTTGCGCCGTAGCCGCGGACGATGTAAAAAAATCGGCCAGATCCTTGTCGAGTACGCCTATCGCGTCCTCGATCGTCTGGCCGATGGTTTGCTCGCCGATCTCCCTCACAGTCTTGCCCGTCAGCGCCGAAAGGATCTGATACACGTCCGCGCGGTGCTCGCGCAGCGCCAGCGGCAGCACCTTTTTCAGCGCCATGCCCGTCAGTTCCGCCTTGCTGATCTCGCCGTTTCGCGCAAATACCGCGCTCAGTGCCGCGGATACCTTCGGATCCTCCACGATGTTGCCCACGGGCTCCGCCAGCGCCAGCATGCAGTCGCACGCCTGGTCGGTGGTCATGCTCGAAAGTTTCATGTGCCCCTCCTAAAATTCAAGGGGCCGGGTTCCCGGCCCCGTCATGTGGTCGTCAGGTTTAGGTTCCGCCACCCTCACCAGCCGGCGCGGGCTTGAAAAACACGATCGTGCAGGGCGCATACTCGCTGTCCTCGAGGCTGGCCTGATGCGCCTGGAACTCGAAGGGCAGGCTGCCCTCGCCCTTGTCGGTGAAGGTGAAGTTCGCGCCGGTCAGGTTCAGCGCCTTGGTCAGCTCGATCAGCACGAAGCCACCGTCCGACGTGTCGCCCACCCAGCACAGTCTGTTGATGTAGTCGGTGTCCTTGATGGCGTTGCGCAGCCTGATGGTGGTCACGTTGCCAGTTACGGTCATGTCCGCGGAGATCAGCGCGTCCTTCATGTTCTGCGGCGTGATCTCCATCATGGTGCCGGTCAGCTTCACCACCCAGCCGTCGTTCTGCGTCGAGCCGGGGATGGGGGCGCGCATGCCGTCAAGTTCGATGTTGCGCATGGTCGGCGTCGCCTGGAAGCTGCCGCCGCCCTTCGTTGCGCCGAGGATCTTCGTACCGGCCTCCAGTTCCACCAGGATCGCCTCCAGCAGGTCATCAACGGTCGTAAAGGCCGTGTAGTCAAAATCCTTCAGAAACGTCCCGGCGTTCAGCTGGAGATTCTGGAAAGTCGCCGGTCTGACACCCGTAATCATGGTCCATTCCTCCTCATTTTCCGTAGGTCCGGGTGGCGATCTGGATGACCACCCGCTTTGTGTTCGCATCGTCCACGGGCAGTTCGTAATCCCCCGCCCGGCTGGTGGCCACGGTAAAGCCGCCCACCCTTGCAACGCAGTTACCAAATAGTCCCTTGACGCGCGCTGCGGCGTCCAGAAGCCGCCCGGCGCTCTCGGCTTTGTCCCAGCCGGTCAGGGTCATCAGCCCGTCCGTGCGGCCCGATTCGGGGCTGTCGTCCATCTCCCGGAATGAGCCGACGAAATACGGGTACGTGGGCGCCGTGATCCGGTCGTAGGCGTATGTCAAGCCCAGTGACTCCATCCCATCAGCCACCGCCTGAAGCACCGCATCCTTCGCATCCATCATTTGACCCTCCCGAAAATCTGCTTTGCGCGCGCCGAAATCAGCTTGATTTTGGCATTCCAGGCGTTCGTCAGCATCTGCTTCGGCTTGATGCCCGTGGTCACGTGCCACTCTCCGGCGCTGTCCTTGTACCGCCAGGGGATGTCCTTCCGGCCGTCGCCGTTTACCGCGTATTCACCGGTGCCCATCTCCTGCCAGATCGCGTACTCGGCGGAGTTGCCGATCAGCACGTCCTTCTGGTCCATCCGCACCTCATGCCGCCACTGGGCGCGCATCGCGTCGAGATTCGGCGGCGTGTTGTCGATGGCCTGGCTCTCGATCTCCGCGCCGGATTCCTCGAGGAACGCGAAAATGGAGTCCTCCACCTGTCCCAGCACGCGCACGGTGTTGTCCTTGAATTCAACCCTGCCCATCGCGCCGCCCCCTTACGATTCAGCCGCGCCGATGAATTTTAGGTGGATTTCAAGGTGCCGGTGCATGCCCATCGGGTCGTCGATCAGCATGATGTCGTAGTCCTCGCCGCTGATCCGAAGCCGCCCGTCCTGCTCGGTCACCGGCAGCGCCTGCCAGTCGGCCAGAAACAAGTGCGTTGATTCACTTACCTTTGCGCTTTGCAACGCATACCTGCTGTCTCCGCTGGCGAGATCAAGCCATCCGGTGATCTCTCCAACCTCCGGCCAGCCGCCGGGCGTCTCGATACCCCGGTGGTCCTTCGCAGCCGCCGCGCGCTTCAGGATCTTCGCCGTCGTGTTGCCGCCGATCATGGTCAAAACCTCGCCTTCTGGTACCTTGTCATGAAGGCCGTCAGCACCGCCGGATACCCGTCCCGCGCGTTCGTCGCGTCAAGATCCAGATACGTCACGCTGTGACGCGAAAGCGTCTCGCTCTTTACGCCAGCGTGGGGGCGATGCTCAAAGTCCCAGCGCAGCATGTCATTCGCGCCGGCCACCACGTCCGCCGGGTACTCAATCCGGGTCACGGTCACATTGATCCCGTCCTCCAGCGCATCGTCGAGGGTCAGAACGCCGCCAGCGGCCGATACGACCGTGTACAGCCCGTCCCACGCGCCCGCGCCGGTGATCTCCACCGTGTCGCCCGCCTTAAACCAGGGCGGCGAGCCCGGCAGCACGCCGCCCTCCACCTGAGTGCGAAACCGCTTCCCGCGGTGCTGGAAGTTGTTGTTCGTCGCCTTGCGGATGGCGCACTCGATCGCCGCCATTCGCTGCTTGAGCTCCTCCTGCCTGTCCGGATACTTGTCCAGTGTGGCCTGGTCAATCGCGATCATGGCGCCCTCCTTTCCGGGTCAAACCCGAGTTAGCCTGCGGCGGCCACCAGCATGCGCGCCAGCACGACCTTCGACTCGTTCGTCAGCGCCGCGACGTAGATCTGGTCGGCGGTGTATTCGGTGGTCCTGGTGCCCGCCTTGCGCTCCACTTCCACATTCGCTCTGCGCTTCATGTAGATGGTCAGCGCCGGGAGATCGGAGTCGGTCTCGCTGTTGCCGTTCAGCTTGACGATCGGGTTCATCCAGTAGGTGCCCGCCGCGACGGCCTTCACCTTGTCGCCAACCGCCGGGGTATAGCCGTTCTGCGGCTTCACGTCCGCCAGGTTGATCTGGCCCGAGGTCGCGCCCGATTCCACCACCGTCAGGTTGCCGCTGGCATCCTTGTAGTGGTACAGCGCGTTCTTCACGACGCGGCGAGACGGCACGATGCGCACGCCGGAGATCATGCCGATCTCGCCGGTCATGACCACCTTGTTGTCGTACTTGTCCGCGCTCTTGAAGTCGGCGTCCTTACGCAGCTGGGTGACCTGTGAGGGGTGCACGAACATGACCTTCTCGGTCATCAGTTCCTCGGCAAACATGTCGATGGCGCTCACGACGGCGTCATAGCCGATGATCGTGCTGCTGGTGTAGTAGTTCTTGGACAGGTACAGCGCGTCCAGCGCGTCGGTGTCCATCTTCGAGGCGATGGCCTTGGCCACCTGGGACAGCGCCTCGCCCTGCGGGTCGCCGTAGCCGGACAGCCGCGCCTCGTCGGTCAGGCTGGCGCCGCGGCCGGTCTTCTTGATCTCGTACTTCGCCGTGGTGCTGGACATCTTCTCGATCGGGATCTGCTCGCCCTCGGCCACGTCTTCGGCGTCGCCGATGTAGCCCCACTTGGGCAGCGTCACAGAGTTGCCCGCCTGCCCCTCCAGCGTATTGTCGATGCGCGCGAACGGCGTAACGGCGATCATGTTGGCGATCTTGCCGCTGATGATGTCCGCACACACTTCGGCCTTGAAGATGTCCTGGGTGGTCGTGGTGGTGTCATTTTCTGCGAAGAGCTGCAGCATCATCTTGAACGGCATGTAGCTCCTCATGACTTCCTTCAGCCTCCTGCTCATGGTTTATCCCTCTCCTTCTTTTGTCTCGGCCCCGTGCATGATCTGCTTGTAGGCTTCGGGGTCCTTGTTGAACAGTTCGTTTGCCTTGCGCGGGTTTTTCAGGAGTTCCGCGCGGGTCAGCTTGGGTGCGCCCGGATCGGGCTTTGGCAGCGGCAGCGGGTCCACCTTGGGCGGCGGGTCAGCCTTTCCACCAGCGGCCGTTTCGAAGTTTGCCGCGCAGCTGGTTTTCAGCGTCGTCACGATCGCGTCCAGCCCCTTCACCTTGCCGTCTTCGGTGACCTTCAGGTTCTCGTTGTCGCGCTTGATCCTGAACATCAGGTAGTCCACGTCCTCCGGCTTCGCCTTCGCAGCCAGAAGCTCAAAACGGATTGCGTTGTCCAGCGCAGTCTGGCGCATTTCGCTCTCCAGCTGCTGGATCTTCGCCTCGTAGTCCGCGATCTTCTTCTGTGTCTCACTGTCACCGGCACCCGCCTTCTTCAGCTGCTCGATCAGCGCTTTCGCTTCCTCGTGCTGCTTGGTCAGGTCGTCGTGCTGCCCCTTCAGCTTGCCGTATCGGATGTCCAGGTTCTCCTCCGACGCTGTGTAGACCTTGTTCTCCTTCATCGCCGCCTCGATCTTTGCGATCTGCTCCTCCGGGATGCCCTGTGCCGCCAGAATCTCCCTCAGTGTCATGCTTGTGCCTCCTCCTTACGCCTTGACGCTGGCGAGCGTTTTTCGCCTTTACCCCGGCCAGGGAAATCAAAAGCGCGCCCGAAGGCGCGCCTTGTATCAACAAAAAGAGCGGCGAAACCGCCGCTCATAATGGTTTAAGCCGTCTGAACTTCGATCAAGTCCTCAATCTCGGGTATCAGCTCGCTGAAAGGAATCCCATTGACCTTGTAGCGCTCCAGAAGTTCCTCGGCTGAGTTGAAGACCCCGATATTCTCCGGGCTGCTGCTGATTACCAGCTTACCGAAGGTTTCCACGCCGTCCACAACCGCCGTAATCCCTTCGCAGTCGCTGCCGAAGAACGAGAGCATGCCCCATCCATCGTCCCCGTTGAGCGTGAAGCGGTAAGCCCCTCCGGCCTTCACCACGTCTATGAACTTCTCCCTGGTCATACTCTCACCCCCTTACAGAATCGCAGCACTCGTCTATCAGGTCCGATGGCGTCAGGTTGTCCATCCTCCAGAACACATTGTTCCATCCCTTTGATCTTTCGATCTCCGAGAAGTACCTTCCGCAGTCATCGTCGCCTGTCTGAGGATCAATAAAGCGCGTCTTTCCGCCTTGTTGCTCCGCCACGAATGTATGGCCGCTGGTGCCGCTTGCCCAAATTACCTTGATCTGCGCCCTGGCACCATCGCCCCACTCGGCCATCAGTTTCTCGATGTCCGCGCGGCTGCCAAATGCTATGGGCTTCGGCATCTTCCATGCTTCCCACGGCTTTATAGACAGTCGGTCGTTACGCGGGTCCGTCTGCGGTTGTGGCTTTGCGGTCACATCATATCCTCTGCGCCGCATTTCGTAGGCTGGCACACACCGCTGGCAGTTGTTCGTCCATTGGGATTGTGCTGTCGAGAAGCTCGGATTTGTGGCTTTCAGATCTTCTTCGATGGTAGATGGGCGGGTCTTCCGTTCAAAGCTGTCTACACCTGTGCTTGTCTTAATTATACCACTTTCCGCCCCGGATTTCAACGTTTCTGAGTGCATCTCGAACAATTCCGGGTGCTCTTTTTTGTACCCATCCAGCCATTCTGAATAGGGCTTGTGCGCCACAATTTGCCCCATTTCGCCGTCCCACTTGGTGCGGGTGGCCTCCCCGGCCTTTTCCGCCTCCACCGCCCACCGCGCGCGCTCCAGCGCCACGCAGCGGCAATTGATATCCATGTGCGGCAGGCCGAAATCCAGCGGCCGCATCGCCTTCATCCCGTCGATCTCGAACGGTTCCTCAATCTCCCGGATCTGGCCGTCCAGCCGCCCGTGAAGCGGCCGCGTCCTCAGGTCGAGCGACGCACTCCACTCCTTCACGATGTCCGCGCCTTTAGCCTTTGCTGCCTCCATGCCGTGCTGCCTGGCGGTAGCGTACACCCTTGCCCCCTCCGTCCGGGCGATGGTGTAGGCGCGCCTAAGTGAAATCCCCGTGTCCAGCGCCAGCGACTCTGCGATCTTCGAGTAGTTCCAGCCACTTCCGATGCCGCGGGCCAGCGTGGCAAGGTACCGCTCCTTCAGTTCGTTCAGGTTCTCGCCGTACAGCCGCTCGGAGAACTTGAGCCCCGCGGTGGAAGTCTTCACCGCCTCGCCCATTGCCCGCTGGTCCACGCCGATCGATACCGGGATGCCCTGCCCGTACAGCGTGTAGGCGGTGCCGTAGAACCCGTTCTCGTAGCACTGGCGCAGGTATTCGTCCACGTTGGCCACCACGCCGGCGTTCAGCTTGTCCAGGATGTCTGTCAGCTGCTGCTCCATCGCGTAGGCATAGCCGAGTTGGTACTGGATTGTCTGCGCGGTACCGGGCGTCGGTTTGCGCTGCTGCAGCTGAAGGATCTTTATCTTCACGTCCCGAAGTGATTCGGTGTAAGCCCGCTTCAGCGCGTTCAGTTGCCGACGCTCTGCCTCCAGCTGAACGCGGATCGCTTCAGCCTGGTAGTCGTTCACGCGGTTTCACCCGCCTGCATCTCCTCCAGCGTCCGGGATGCTGCGTTCAGGTCGTACACATCCTCCGGCAGGTCGTCCTTGATCTTGTCGTACTCCAGCCCCAGCGCCTTGCAAACCTCCTGGGCGGTCACCTTGTTGCCCAGCACCGGCAGCGCGCCCATCAGCGCGTTCACCCGTGCGAAGACCGTCTCCGCCTCGGTTTTCTCGATCGTCGCGGCGTCGGTTTCGTTCGCAATCGTGGTCCGCTTAAACTCCACCTTGACGTCCTTCATCGAGTAGGCGGTGTCTTCCATCTCGTTGATCTCGTCCAGCACCAACTGCAGGATGCGCTGGATCACGCCCCGGAACTTCGCCTCGGCCTTGTTGCACTTGAGATCCAGCAGCGCATACCTGCTTTTGATCACGACGTTGGTCACGTTGCCGTCGCCCACCTGCGCCGCGTTGAACGCCATGCCGAAGCGGTAGATGTTCTTTTCGTCCAGCTCCAGCTTGACCTTGCGGGCCTCGTAGGGGATGTCGATGGTCTTGATGTCAATGCCGCCGCCTTCGGTGACGCCGACCACCTTCTTGGTCTTGATGTTCTGCATCAGCTCGGTCAGGTTGTCCCCCTCGAACCCCTTGACGACGTAAATGCCCTCCTGGATGTCCTGCAGGTTGTTCGAAAGGCCGCAGGCCATCAGGTCGTAGTCATCGATCAGTGCCTTGATCGGCACCAGGTCGCTCGTCCGCTTTCTGTTGTTGTCGATGCGGTAGAACGGGATCTCGGCGTAATTCCGTCCGCCGTAGGGCACCTGCACACCGTCCTGCTCCACCGTGTACAGCGTGTGGGGCCGCGGATTGATCGGGTACGCATCGTCCGGCTTCAGCTGCGAAACGCCGTGCTCGTCCTCCCGGCTGATCAGGAAGAACACTTCCTCGTCGTTCCACACCTGCACGCGGGTGATCTTCTCGCCCTTGCTGCCCACGATCTCCGTGTACTTGTAGATCACGTAGGGCTTCCCGTCCGGCGTCCGCTTCCCGGACACCTCCGTCACGCCCAGCGCGTCGGCGAACATAAAACGCGTGCGGCCGTCCTCGCCCTTGTAGGCGTACAGGTAGCTCCACCCGTGCACCGACGCATAGGTCAGCGCGTCTGTGAATTCCTCGTAGAAACGGTCGTCGAAGTACTCGTTCAGCTTTTCTTGCAGCTTCTGATCGTCGGATTTGGCAAAGGGCTCGTCGCTTGACAGGATGTACTGCACCTTCTGGTCCACGATCTCCGTAAAGAACGGGTGCGCGATCCGGATGTTGGAGCGGTACTTGTCCTCTTTCAGATCGCCGTTCGCGTCAAAATAAAACAGCCGGTAATCCCGGATGTCGTGCTCGGCGTTGTAGTACCGCTCCCCTGTCACCGCGCCGCGCTTCCGGCCGGAAGCCGCGTCTTCCTCGATGAACCGCTTAATCTCCTCAACCGTCAGCATGTTCCATCCTCCCGTCAGTATAGCCAGATGCTCGGCTTCCTCCAGCCTTCAACGCCGTAACGCAGCGCCGCCATCGCGTCGTCCATGACCTTCACAGGCTCGTCGGTGTACTGGCCCGTCTTTTCATCCTTCACGTACTTCCATTGCTGGAGTTCTTTGATCGTGTTCACGCAGGAAGGCGCCACGTGGATCTTTCTGCCCTTCAGCCAGTCGATCTGCGCGCGGACGCTGTTCTGCTCCTTCGATACCGCCTTCGCGTTGTACCCGGCCGTCTGCCACATCCGGATGCGATCAGGCTCCGCAGAATCGCACCACATCCGCTTTTTCTTGGGTATCCCGGCTTTCTCTGCCATCGGGATGATCTCGGTGGTGTCCTTCTCGAACTCGTAGATTTCGCGGAGGATGTACACCTCGCCGTCGCGCCAGCCCAGTAATAGGATTGCGTTCGCGTGGTTGAAGCCGAAGTCCTGGCCGATCGCCACATCGTCGTAATCCTGGAGATTCTGGCTGATCTCCTCGACCTCCCAGTTCTTGAGGATCAGCCCGCCCGTTTCGCCCCACTCGCCCAGGCCATAAATCAGATACCCGGCCGGGTCCAGCCGCTTGCGTCGCAGCATGCGGCGTCGGTACGCCGCGTCGATGAAGCGATTGTCCAGATACGTGGATTTGTGCGTCAGCGTGTCGGCGTCCGGTGCGTCGAAAAATACCCGCTTGATCCAGTGGTTTTTGTGCACCGGGTTGAACGTCATCTTGATCTGGTAAAACAGCCCATCCGGCAGTTCGCCGCGCAGACGGTCGTCGATGATCTCAAAATCATCCTGCAGGAATTCCGTCGCTTCCTCCAGCCACACGTCCGTCAGCTTCCCGGTGTGGAACGTGATTGATTTCAGCTTTTCGCGCTGTTTCAGGTCGTTCATGCCCCGGAAGATGATCCGATTGCCGTTTGCGCACCGAAGCTCCAGCGGATTCATGACGATCTGCCACGCTGCGCCCACGCCCATACGGTTGATTGCCGCCACCAGTTCCGCGAAAGTCGAATCCCGGTTGGTGCACTCCGATTTCCGCATGCAGACCAGGTTCCGGCCGCGATCCCGCATTAGCCGCAGGATGTACTGCTGCGCCGTGTCCACACTCTTTCCGCTGCCGGCGGATCCGCGCATCGCCACGTAGCGCTTGCGGGATTCATGAACAGGCCGGAAGACCTCGTTTGCCTCCAGCCGCACGTTCATACAGCATCCGCGCCTTCGTCATCCTCGGGATCCAGCGGCGGGCTGCCGTAATCCACCCGTACGTTGAAGTCCATGTCTCCCCGCATGTTGACCTTGTTCTCAAACATGCCGATCTGGCGCCCGATCAGCTCGGTCGCTTTCAGCGCGCCCTTGCTGTCGAACATCCACTCGCCCGTTGGCTCCATTAGTCGCGTCTCGGGGTTGAACGCCATCACCGGCTCCCGCTGCATGCACCGCTGGTAGACCTCCCGAAGCTGGAGCATCACCCAGTCGCTGGTCATGGCCAGCCGCTCCGCCTGCTCGGCCTGCAGTTCGCGCACGCGCGCGAGAACCTTTGCATTTTTCAACAGCCTCCAGCCCTGCGTCGCAGCCGTTTTCTTCGAATACCCCGCGCGCGTAGCTGCTTCTGTTGCGTTGTAATCGATCAGGTACTCCCGGCAGAATCGCTCCTGCTGCGCGTTCAACACGTCGGAGACGCTGATCTCCGGCTTTTTCTTCCGCTTCGGCTTCTTCATCCGCGCCCCCTCCTTTCGCGCTAGCCCGCGGCCCTAGCCTCCCGCGAGCGCTCCCGCCAGACATCAAAAACCGCCCCAGCGGGCGGTCTATGCAGGCACCATTAATGCCCCTCAGCGGTCGGGTAGTTCCCTGTGAATCCGATCTCCCTGGCGGTGAGTTTTTCGCGGTACTTCACGGCAATGATGTGATCTTCGCGGATCAATATCGTGCCATCGCTGCCCTCAATTGCGCATTTCCCCGCATCGTTTACGTCATTGAGCCCGTCCAGCAGCTTGCTGGCGTCTTCAATCTCGCCCTCAATGGTCGAACCGCCAATCAGGTAGATTTCAAAGCAATACATCTGCGCCCTCCTCACTCCGTGACACGCATGAAAACGGGGCCGCGCCCGTGGCGTAGCCCCGCAAAGCCCAGTGGGCTTTCCCAACCCCGCTCCGCCTACGTTAATCGCCTCGGTAGGAACCGAGGCCTTCGGCGGCGACAGGGCAAATTCCATAGTTTGGCCGGGCGCCCGTCCTCACCCGGCCGGCAGGCGCGGTCGTTTTTTACGCGCCTTCTGCCGATAGCATATTACCACGTTTTGCGCGTGAATTGTGTGGTGAAGCGTGAAACATGCACTCCAAGTCAAAAATAGCCCCTTCCCGGCGCTTCGAAACCGTTGTCCGGTCATAGTGCATTTCACGTGCTATGTCGGTATCTCGCATCCCATTGCAATAAAAATCAATCAGGATCGCCCTGTCTCTCGCATCATGAACATGCGTGATGAGCACATCGACGTGCTGGATCAGCGCGTCGTTCTCTTGCAAGTGTTTCAGCGCGGCTTCGGTATATCCTTCAAAATGCTGCAACGCCGCCCCTTCAGGGTTGTTCGTCCCGCGCGGCCGGATAACCCACTCATCCTTCCCAGGCACCTTCTCCCGCGGGATGTCCCCGGTACCAGTTCGCACATTCGAGAGACATAGCCGGTCAATCTGCCGCTGAAGCGCCGCCTGCACCAACTCGACATTTCTCCGGCGCTCTAGCATTTCACGGACGCCACCATAACTCTCCACGATCTCGCGCGTGATCAAGCCACCGCCCCCTTCCGCCTCTGTTTCTCACGTCGCCGCATCCGTGCGTAGATATACGCCCCGGGGAACTGCCCGCCGGAGTATGCCTCGCAGTCCGTGAACTGGTACTCCGGATAGGCGCTCTCGAAGATCGCCGCCGCCGCGTACCGGCAGTCCGCCGCCATCAGCTCGGCTTTCCGATGCGTAAACTTGTGATCGGCCACCGTGACCGTCGGCTGTTTCAGGTTCCTCGATCCGCACCAGCGCTTGTTTCCGCGCTTCGACCGGGTGATGTACGCCGCCAGCTCCGCAAGCCCCTTGTCATCAGGTTTCAGCCGGTCGCTCTTGGCTCTGCCCTTCGTCCACAGCCGCTCGGCCTCGTCACGGTCCATCTCGGACATGATCAGGTGATGATGCACCCGCACCGCCCTGCCATCCTCCTCGTACTGGATCACGTACAGGTATTTCACCGGTGGCAGCCCGTGGCGTTTCCTCCAGCGACGCACCCGGTCGATGTAGTTCTGGATGTCCCGGCGGGCTTCGGCCAGCGTCGGCGCGATCAGCCCCGCGTAGGTCAGCGTCAGGAACAGATCCCGAGGTGTGAAGTTTGCGTGCATCAGCCGGAGCAGCTTCCTGGTGCTGTTGCGGTTGTTGAGCCGCTGCTGCACCTCCCGGGTCACCGCCCGCCTCGCCTCTCGATGCTTCTTCGGCGTCCGGTACAGCGGATAGATCTCGATCTCGCGGTACTCCCCCGCCGTGATTGTCCGTGTTCGGTAGCCGCTGATCTCTGGGCTGCGCATCAGTTCCAGCGTTTCCTCGGTGGTCGGCTCCGTGAACAGCGCCTCGTACCCCAGGGCTTTGTGCTTTTGTGCCTTACCCACGCGGTCTCCCCCCGTGTTGCTTTTGTGTCGGCTCAATGGGGGACGCTGTCCCCCTTGCCGCCGGGCTTCCCCCTGCCACTCCCGGGGGAGGGCCATCCCTCCCCCGGCGTGGCGCCGCCCTCTCCCGCGGGCCGCTGCCGCGGCCCTTGAACCTCCAAATCCCTGTTTTGGGAAATGAGCCTTGAATTAATACGGCATACGAGGACGGCAAAGCGGCTGCCCGCCGCCGTCCTTATATATAGAAGAATCAGGTCGCCGTAGCCAGCCCGCCCCGGTCGATCTCCACCGCCGCGACGCGCGCCGCCCCCATCCGAATGGTGATATCCTGCGCCGGTTCCAAGTGCTCAATGATCGAAACCGCCACCGCCGCCACCTGCACGGCTTCCTCGATCATCGCGTCTACGTTTCCGCGCCCGAAGTTCAGCTCGTTCAGCTCGGCACAACACTCGCCGCACTCCTCGGCCAGGATGCCCGCCCACTCGCTGTAGGTGTTCAGTTGCGGGTATCCCCACTTCTCATCCTGCCGGGCGCGCTCTGCCGCGATCAGGCCGAAGGCTTCCGCATGGCGTTGGCCCTCCAGTATGGCCACCTTTTCCCGAAGTGCGGTGATCTCATCCGCCATGCGGTTCTTGTCCTTCTGGTAGGACTGCTCCATTTCGTCATACGATTGGCGAATAGCATTGATCTCCTTCTGCTGATCGTCCACACCCTTGCGGTATCCAGCGTCAAACATGTAATCCATCCCGAAGACCCTTTCTTGTATTCTTCTGTCAATATTTACAATCTCATTAAACTATGGTATTATTCCATTAACTCATACAAAGGAGGTGAAAGTTATGCCGAAGAAGGCTCCGTGGCATTCCGTTCTTGCATCGGTGCATCATGACAACACCAACTGCAATACCGGAAACAATATCGAGAAGGAGAATCTCCGTCAGGGTACTGGCGGAAAGCCTCTCTGCGCTGAATGCGCGCGTCTCGATAAGGAGGGCAAGTAACCGCATTCATCGCTTTGGTGGGAGAAACGTCATCTCCCACCAAGGCCCATGTAGTTCGCCGTCGAGCACGTCCCAGTACCTTCGTAGCTCTGAAACGTTAAGGCCGCATTCAAGAGCTACTGCCAGCGCCTTAAAGCCCTCTGACCTCCCTCCATGAAACCGAACCATCGGTTCCGGTACGGGATGCCCTTCTCCGCCTTGGCATGATTCAAAGGTTTCAATTCCATTTGCTCGTAGCGCAAGAACCTCTTTCTCAATTCCTTTATCCAACGGTGGATCAAATCGTTCGCTCATTATTGCTCCTTTCGCCCCGTTCCGAGGCGTACCCCATACCTATTAAATGCCCAGCCTATCCCGGAATCCGCACCCGAACTCTGTTTCAGGTTCATCGATTATCGTGGTGAGTGCTTTGCGAACGGCGCATCGCTTTACCTCCGCAGCGTCGCACATGCAGACTGTGCACGAGCCGTCATGCGCAGCCCTCGCCAGTACCTCCAGATCCCGCAGCTTGACGTACATCCACTCCGGTTCCGGTTCGATCGACCGCGGGCGGATCAGCACTTCGTGCTTCTCGGCGTTCTTGGCCACATACTCCAGCGATCGGTCGTCAAACGTGGCCGTCACGACCTCGATCGCCCGGCTGATCGCGGTCACCGCCGCTTTCAGCCCTCGGGCCGCGAACCGATCCACCGCCAGCCGCGCAGACAGCGGCTCCATCGATTTCTCCAGGTTGTCCCGCAGCACGAACAGCCGCATCAGCGCCAGTCTCTCGTCGGGTTTCGCCTTCGTCTTCTCGATCATGATGCGCGCGCTCCCTTCCGTTTTCGTTCAAGGTCTTTCCATCTGCCTGCCCGGATCCTCTCGTCGATTACCCGGGCGGCCAGTGTCGCGTCCTCCACGTAGGCCAGCACCTGTCCGCCATCCAAAATGGCCATGCTATGCGTCCGCAGATGAGGCACCGGGTGATATTCCGCCTCCCGGATTTCATAGCCGCGGTGCATCATGTCAGTGCCTCCACCAGATCGGTTCGGGATAGTCACAATACTTGCGCTCCTCGCGCTTGATCTCCTTCGTTTCGCAGCACCTCTCGCAGAAAAACACATCCGCGCGGGTGTATTTGATCTGGTAACCGTTGCCCTCCGGGCGCTTGTCGTAATGCGTGGACAGGTTGACCCACTTGTGTTTGCACTCGCTCATTTTCTCGCCCTCTCCGCGTACCCACGGCAGCGCGCTTCCATGTCTGCCGGCGGCGTCCAATCGAACTTGTACTGCGCTTTGAACCCCTCCGGCCCCAGCCGGATGTAGTTCTGCGTCAGCGTCATCGTGTCGTACTCCCGGTAGCGCCCGTATTTCGATGTCACGAACACCACAGGTCCGCACGTCCTCGCTCTCAGTCTCAGATCTTCGGCCATGCTCACACCTCCGCGATCAACGGCGCTTGGCTCCCTCCAGGCTCCCATGCTTCGAATTCGCCTTTGCCGCACTCCTCCTCAAGATTCAGGCGGCACGCGCCGCCGCCCAGGTGGTTCAGGCAGTTCCAGCATCCCTTATTGCTCGCCATGCCGCGCCGCCTCTTCCGCCAGTACGTCCAGCACGCCCCGGATCTGGCCCAGCTCCAGCGACCGCGCCGCGGGCTTGATGTCGTTGCGCTTGTAGGCCACATACCGCTCTCCGCCCATCGTCGGAATCCGGAAGATCTCGTAGCCCTTGTAGTCCTCCACATGCTCCGGCTGATACCCCTGTTGTTCCATCTCTCCGCCCTCCTGTGTATAATTTTTGTCGAATGCTTCCTGTGGTCTTTGTCTCGCTTGCACCACGTCGCACGCGGTGGTAGGATACCGAAAGAGGTGATTTCCGTGTACAGGCTCAAGGCCGGAATTCTGATCGCGGTGGCGCTGGCCATCGTGCAGCTGTTCTCCGTCGCGCCTGCCGAAGCGCCTGATTCCGCCCCGGTGCTCGTCCCCGCCAGCGTGGTGCGCGTGGTGGACGGGGACACCATCGTCTGCGACGTGGACGGCAAGGAGATCAAGGTGCGCCTGATCGGCATCGATACGCCGGAAACCGTTCACCCGGATAAGGAAGTGGAGTATTTCGGAGCGGAGGCCAGCGCCTACACCACCGAGATGCTGGACGGGCAGGCCGTTTACCTCGAATACGATGTCGAAACCACCGACCGCTACGGCCGCGACCTCGCTTACGTGTGGCTCGAGGACGGCACCTTGTTCAACGATCAGCTGGTGCGCGAGGGCTACGCCACCGTCGCAACGTACCCGCCCAACGTCAAGTACGTGGACCGCTTCACCGAATCCGCCCGCCTTGCCCGCGAGCGCGGCGCGGGGCTTTACGCCCTCGCGCCCTGATCGTCCACTTCGGCGTCATACTCGGGCATGGTGTCATCGTGCCAGATAACCCGGTCAATGCTGTCAAATGCGCAGGGCCGCCGGTCGATCAGGTCATCCGCCTCCAGCACGTCTAGGATTGAAATCTGCCCATTCGCCCGAGCTATCCGAAGATTTCGCATCTGCTCCGCCATCCCATATCGCATGATGCCGCGCCACTGGGCCGGGTGCGTCCGCCGAAGAGTGGACATGTGGTTGTTAGGGAACGCCGCATCCGTCGCGCAGCCCATGCACCCATTGCGCTTGATCTTGTGCTCCACGCCGTCCTTGTCGGTGTAGCCCATATCGTACAGCGGCGAGTATGGCACACCGTGCTTTTTGATGTACGCCCAAATATCATCATCCGTCCAGATCGCCAGCGGGTGACAATGCCAATGTTGAAACGGCTGCTTGTAGTCGCCCTTTACCGGGTACAGGTAGCCGTTGTCGCAGAACAGCGTTTTGCGTCTGTGGCTTTCGGACGCCATGATGCCCATTAGCACCACGTCGATCTCCCGCTCGTCGCAGATCCTGCGGCTGGGCTCTTTTTTTAAAACCGTGCAGCAATGCTGGCTGATCTTCACATGCCGCAGGATGTCATCATAATAGGATTGGATCTCTTTCCGCGTGGTCGCGGACTTTGAAAAGCGCAGGAAACAGTCGATGTTGATGCGCCGTGCCTCCAGCTTCGAGGCGGCCTTGCCCAGGATCGGAAACCCGTACTGATCGCAGCACCACCAGTAACTCATCAGCGTACCGGCTGGCCAGACGAGACCGCGCCGGCGGAAGTCCGCCCACATCTCCGGCGTCGCGGCCTTTTCCAGCGCGTCGGTGGAGCGCAGCTTGCCATCCTTTTTCAGAACCTCAGAGATTTTCCCCGTGTCGATCAGCCAGGCCAGCACCTCGCGCTGGGCGGCGTATTTCAGCCCCTCCGCCTCGGTGCGGGCGGGGCGAACCTCGATGAAATGCTCCCCACCCCACGCCTTTCCGATCTCCCGGGCGAACTTCAGCGATTCCGGGTACTCAACGCCCGTGTTGCCGTAAATGATGAAAGGCTCCTTCACCTGGGGCGCCACGATCCTCCGGTATAGGTGCCACAGCACCATCGAATCCTTGCCTCCGGAGAACGCGATGGCCATGTTGTGCTTTGAGGTCTCCGACGCCTCTGCCATGATCTCCAGCGCGATGATCTCCTTTTCCTCCAGCGGCAGCTTCTGCCACTCGGTCAGCTCGTTGAACGTCATGAACATGCGCGTTTCTCCCTCTCCCGAAGCCGCGTATTCTCGAAAAGTTGCTGTATCAGCAGGCGTTTCAGACTCTCGTTCTCCTGCTGAAGCTCCCGGACGCATTTCGCAACCGCTTCCCTGTCCACGACGCGGACAGTTCCGCTGCCGTGGTATCCGTTGACCTGAAGCAGTTCGTCCACGTTTGGCGCGATCACGCCCGCATCGCCTCCAGCGCTCGCATGACGTTGTGCCGTGCCCCCTGCCATGTCAGCCCGATTTCATCGCCGATGTCCCGGTAGTCCATTTCACTCTCAAAGCGCAATCGGACAGCTTTAACATAGCGGGGGTTGTTCGCGATCTTGGCAATGCATGATTCTGCCAGCACCCGATCTGATGCAATGTCCGCCGGGTCCCTGTCCGGCGCGATCAGCGTGTCCATCAGCGTCAGCGGCTTCCCCACGTCATCGATCTTGCCGATTTTCATATCCAGGCTCAGCGCGCCGACGTTGGATTTTCGGCGCAGCCTGGTCAGCGGCATGTGGCAGCGGTTTTTAATCCCGTTGTAAATGCACCGGGCGTAATAATCCGCTTCCTTGCCCTTCGCCGGGCTATAGCGTGGTTCTGCCCTCCAGATCTCCATTAGCCCTTCCTGCATCAGGTCGTCAAAATCGTATCCCTGTCGCAAAAGCGGCATGAAATATCTCCGGATCACCACAACCACCAGGCCGCGGTGTCGGATGTACGCCGGGGCAGTCATTTCTCGTCTTCCTCCGGCTCGTCTCCCTCGTCGGTATCGAAGCCCATCCGCTGCTGATCTCTGCGGATCGCTTCCTCCGCAGCGCGCTCCGCTGCTTCAGCCTGGGCATCAGTTTCGGGTGATGCGGAAGCTCGTACGGTCTGGAGCGACATCGTCTGGATCTGCCGCATGATCGCCTCCGCGCATTTCGTATCCACCGGCGCAACGATTCCGCTGACCAGCATGTCTCCATAACAGGCGATCAGGATATTTCCATCCGGGCGCACCCGCTCGAAAAAACGCAGAACTCCGTTCTTGTTTTCTGCGGGCTTCAAGCTGGAAACAGGTACCATGAGCAATCCGTATGCGCTGCCCATCGCACGGTACAGCTCTCCGGCGTACCATACCGCGCCCCAATCCTCCAATTCGCGCTCCCCATCCACCGGTTCGACGGAGAGGCGGGTGTCCTCCATGTTCACTTCCCGGATCTGTACTGCATCAGTCTGCTTTGGCGTCAGGTCAAACAGCGCCGGGATGCTTTCCACTGTGAGCCGCACACCCTCGACAGGATAAGCGTTGTATGTGTCGGAAAGCCACTGACGGCCATCCGGGCCGTTGATGATGTAGTACATCTTCCGCGCTGCGCATAGCTTCTTGATCGCGGCCAGCTTCATGCGCTTTCCCTCCCCTCGTCAGCGTAGACAGGCTTGAACAGCTCGTGCGTGCCGTCCTGCAATGCGCGCTCCTCGTCGGACATCTGGTATCCAAGTTCCTCGAGCGCGGCATACAGTTCGTTCAGTTCATCATCAGGTCTCCGAGATTCTTCCGTGGGTTGTCTGGATGAGGAAACAGCTTGTCAATGGAGATCATCTGCAGCATCTTATTCATGGACGGGATCCTCCTTTTGCCTCAGGTATTCCTTGATTACATGCGCGGCGCTCTCCCAGCCCCGGCATACCTCCGCGCGATACCCCTGCGTCCGCAGCGCCTCCAGCCACTCGGTTTGCTCAGGCGAAACCACGCCGCCTTGCGTTCGCTTCAACTCGATGAACAAACCGTGATACCCGCCCCTGGGTACAGGCAGGCAGATGTCCGGCACGCCCGCTTTCACGCCCTCGGCCTTGAATCTGCCCGCCTCTGCCCTGGATCGAGATCCGCCGTTCGGAATGTGGAACATCATCCGGAGCTCCGGGTGAGCGGCGGCGCTGACCGCCGCCCACCTGAATAGGCATTGCTGCTCCACGCTCTCCGTGGCCACCGGCAGCGCGGCCTTCCGCGCGTCCATCATGCACCCTCCGGAATCCGCGGCTGATCACGCTGCTTACGATAGAACGCCAGCACCCGATCGCACACCTCCACGGTTTTCGGGTCATCGGCATTCACACGCTTCATTTCCTCCCACTTTTTGATCTCCGTGTCGATCTCCGCCAGCGATTTCCGCCGCTGAAATGTGGGGATGTCCTTGCTGCGAAGCCCTCCGCCCCGCGTGGTGTTCGTTCCGCCCTCCGTCGCGATCATGCCTGTCCCTCCTGCTCGTTCTTCTGTTCCCCCGTTGCCCTGATCCAGTCCATAGCCGCAAACCAGGCGGATACAGCGCCCACCGTGTATCCCGCCATGATGGCCAGCATCGGCACGTCACGAAGCATCCCGGAGTCCGCCCCATTGGATCATGCAGCCCTCCAGCAGCCTCAGAAGCCATTTCATGCTGCCTCCTTCCTCCGGCCGTCGCCGGGTTCGCAGTTGTTGGTATGTTCTTATCGTGCTATAATCGAACTATCAGCATAAGGAGGTGCTCTACATGAAGACCCTGAATCTCTCGCAAGCCGAAGTTGACATGATTTCCGGTGCCTTCGCCCTCCTGATCAATGACCTTTCTATACATGCTGCCGATGACCACGACGAGAGAGATGAAGATGATGATTCTGCTCCAGACCCTGAAATGATCTGCGCCAAGCTAACTGACCTCGCTGCCAGAATCAGGGCCAGGGTTCGTAACTTGACGCTGGTCGAAGTCCGTATTATTCGCCTCGCGCTGGATTACTACCTCGCTCAGAGCGCCTCCAAAGCCTATGCGTACCGAATCCTCCGCAACCGCTTCCCCGTCGCCCCCTGAATAGGTCAGCGTCACGCACGGTTCTTCATCCCCCGGCCTGCGCTCCATGAGCCTCCGGATTGCTTCCCTCGTTGCCGCTTTCAATGTCCCGCCTCCTTTGCCTTCCCGCCCTTCAAGGCGGGTTTCTTTGTCTGTTTCGGCGTCTTCAGCGTGTGGTCAATTCCAGATACTCAGGCTCATATCCCGGTCATGCGCTCCTGTACGGCGTCCAGAAGAACGAATTGCTTCATCCATTCGTCCGCCTTCGCCCCGGCATCTGGAAACGCTACCTGTCCGTCTGGGCGTTTCGCTCCGACCATGTTCCGGCAGATGGCTGCGTTGTTCAGGCTTGCAGCCCGCTGCCATCTCACCGCCTCCCGTACAGCCTCCAGTTCCTCATGCGTCAGTGTCAGCGTAATGTCCGGCATGGCCTGTCCCCTCTCTATTTGGTCACACTCCCGGGCTGTAGCGCCGCGTCTAGTTGATCCAGCGTTATGTAGAACCGCCGCCCCATCCCCACGCCGTGCACCCGGCACAGCCTAAGCGCGTTGTTGTAACTGATGCCCAGCATCTCCGACACATCTTCAGGGGAGTAAAGGCGCGGCGGGCGCTTCGGCTGCCGCGGCCCTCTATCCCCCATACTCACCACGTTATTTGGCCGCATCCGCCCGCCTCCTTTCGTTTCCCTTCCGCCCGTCAGGCGGACTTCTCGATCTTCTGTGTGTGAAGCAGAGCGTCGGCCACACCTTCCGCGTACCGCTTGCCTTCCGCATCCAGATTCCGATATTTCATTAGCATGCGGATAAGCTGCTCCTCTTCCTCGTGGATGTTCTTTTTGATCTCCGGATTCGACATGATTTTCACCTCCAATAGCTTATTGCATTATAATTATAGCGCATTGCGCTATTCTTGTCAACTGTTTCTGATAAAGAATTATTGCATTGCGCTATTGGGTATGATATAATGAAGACATTGAAGGGAGGGGTGATTTTGTCCACTATTGGTGAGCGCATCAAGCAACTCCGGCTCTCGCTATCTCTGAACCAGACTGACTTTGCGCGCAGAATTACGATGAGCCAGTCGGGAATAGCCGGGTACGAGCGAAATGAACGGGCTGTCGATGAGCGCATAATAAAGCTGATCTGCATCGAGTACGGGGTTTCAGAAACCTGGCTGCGCACCGGCGAAGGCGAGATGTACGAAAAAAGGCCCGCCGCCGATGATCTGCTCGGGCGGCTGGCTGTTGAATACAAGATGAGCGATGCGGAAGTAGCGTTTCTTGAAGCGTACCTCGGACTACCCGCTGATAAGCGCACGGTGTTGGAAGAACTGATCGATAGGGCCTGCGACATCCGCGCCCGTCGCATAGGCGAAGCTCAGCGGGCTTTTGCTGATAGCCTTCTGGCTGAGGCATTGCCTGATGATCAATCCCAGGCTGGAAACGAGTAAAGCCCCTACGCCGCGCGCTGGCGCAGGGGCAGTATGGCCTATGGACCGAATACGACTTTAATGATCCGGCACCCCGAAGCAACGCGGACATTTACGATCCGCGTTTTTTTCGGGATGTGGTAGACCACTCGTACGAAAAGGTCAGGTCGTGCGATGGTCACGGTGGAAAACCGACAAACTCTGGCGCACATAATCTTCTCCTTTTCAGTGCGCCGGCCGACGTACTTCCGCATGCGTGTTTAACTATTTTAGCGTAAATATCCCGTTGACGGTATATCTAAACTATGGCAAAATATATACATCAGTTTTGTTGTCAAATTTTTATCAATTTTGTTCGTTAATATTGCCGCCTATGCGGCGCTTATAACTTAGATCGGAGGGTAATATCATGGCTCGCGGTACACTACCTCGCAAGAAAAGACGTTTCTGGTGGCTTTGGATCGTCGCCGCGCTGGTGATCATCTATGCGATCGGTTCAAGCTCAAATGGCGACAAGTCTACCACGACGGCTAGTACCTCGAACCAGGCAGCCGTACCTGCCGCCAACCAGGCTACGCCGGCCGAAGTCACGCCTGCCCCAACACCCGTTCAGGCTATCGACATCACCGCTGCGCAGCTGTATAAGGAATACGACGAGAACGAACTGGCCGCCGACGATAAGTATAAGGGGAAGATCCTGCGCGTCAGCGGCAAGGTGAGCAGCATCGATCAAGACATTCTCAATAGCCTGTATGTCACGCTGGAAACAGGCGATTATAACATTTTCAGTGTTCAGTGTTATTTTGATGATTCAAAGCGTCAGCAGCTGACCGCACTGAAGAAGGGCGGAAAAGCTACTATCATTGGCCGCTGCGATGGCTGGTCCGGGAACATCCTGCTGAAGGACTGCACGATCGAATAAACTGCTGCTCGGTTGACTATATAACGGCATGCGTCCTCGGGCGCGTGCCTCTCTCGTACCCAAATCCCATTGGAGGTGTGTTTTTATGGCTGGAACCGTCCTCCAGTTTCCGGGCATCGCGCCCGAATCTGCGACTAAGAAGCCGAAAAAGGAGAAAGGCCGTCCAAAAAATACAATGCCAGACGGCCGCAAGCGCGTTCGGCTGGACGTTGGGATTGATCCCGATACAGGCAAGCGCCTACGCATCTCATTCTACGGGAAGACACTTGCTGAAGCGAAAAATGCGCGCGACGCCTACCGGCTGGCCCACGGCATGATTCCCGGACAGGAGTGGATGCCTGCACCTGCTCCGGCAGCGCCACCGGTGCCAACAGTAGAAGATTGGGTAGATTCGTGGCTGGAAACCTACGGTCAGAACTCCGGGTATTCCATGAACACCACTACCCGGCTGAACTGTGAGAAAATTAAGGCGTTCCTGGGCGATCTGCGCGTCAACGAAGTGCGAGAGTCTGATATCCAGCGCTTCGCAAACTCCGTTGCCCATTACAAAAAGTCCACCGTGGACAAACTCCGCATCACTACCAATGGTGTGTTTAAACGCGCCGTTTCAAATCAGCTGATCACGCTGAACCCCTGCGACGGCGTCCGCTGGGAGCACGCTGGCGAAGGTACCCATCGCTATCTCGATCAGAACGAGATACAACTGATCACGTCGAACTGGTCGGAACATCACGTCGGCCGGTGGGCGATGCTGATGCTTTATGCCGGTCTTCGCCGCGGCGAAGCGCTTGGGCTCCGCTGGGAGGACATCGATCTGGATGCGGGCGTGATCCACGTACGCCACGCGATTCATTTCGAGGTCAACGTGCCGGTGCTCGGACCTCCAAAGACAAGGCGCAGCGTCCGGGATATCCCTATCTTCCCGCCGCTTCGCGCGATGTTCGAAGCAATTCCCTTGCCGCCGCCCTCCGATTTCGTCTGCGTTTCCAGCGATTATAAGCCCGTTACGCAGTCCGCTTTCAACACCGGATGGGATGCGTTCTGCCGCACGATCACCAACATCGTAAACGGAGACACGAAACAGCCCGTTACCCCTGGGCGGCGTTCTGACCTTGATTGCAAGCGTGCGCCGCGCGTCTCGTTCTCGATCCGGGCACACGATCTGCGCCACACCTTCGCTTCGATGCTTTATGATGCGGGCGTCGATGTGAAGACCGCCCAGCAGCTCCTGGGCCATGAAACCCTTGAAATTACCCTGAAGATCTATACCCATTTGTCCGATGTCCGGAAGTCCGTCAGCGTTGATAAAATGGCCGAATTCACACGCAAGTTTTTCAAATAATTCGCGCACGGGGCTCAAATGGGGCTCACTCCATCGCGAAATCCCAGTAAATTAAGCATTCCTACTCGACTCCGACTCGAAAGATTGTGGGTTCGAATCCCGCCGGCCGCGCCATGTGTAAAGCCCGAAAACGCCTGAATTGCGGCGTTCTCGGGCGTTTTTATTGCAGTTTGGTCCTGGTCCTTCATGCGATTGGATGACTATTTTACGGATGTTTTCTGAGGATTTGGTGGTAAAATGGTGGTAGCCGTGATGGTAGTGATTTGGCGGTGTACTCGGCCATCTGATTGATGCTGGCCTTTTCCCCGCCGGATTTCAGGTGGACATAGGCCTTCACAGTTGTATCGATCTGTCAGATTTCTATGAAAACTCCCATTTCACCCCTACTTCATTGAGCGCCATCAAAAATTCCCCGCCGCACGCCCGCGCGCTTTCGACCGCATGGTACGGCTCGGCGCACGGCGGCGCGATAAAATCGGTCATCAGATAATCCGGATACGGGTAGCGCCTGCGGAGCACATCAAACAGGCGCCGGGCGTGCGCAAGCTCGTCGATCGTCGGGTTTAAGAGCGCCCTGCCAACCTTCTCATACGCCTTTCGCAGCATCCATGTGTTGTACGAATCGCGGTGCGCCGCCAGAACCGCGCCCTTCAGAAAGCCGTCCAGCGCGCCGACCACTTCGGCCAGCCCCGGCGCGCCGTAGAGCCGGGATGGGTCGACGCCGCAATACTCAAATTCGTCCGGGAGCAGAACGCGGCCGGGATTGACAAACGTCGAGAATTCGGCGACCTCCGCGCCGTTCTCATAGCGAACCGCGCCGATATCGATGATGTCGCGGCCAGACCCCGCCGCGAACAGGTCAAACGCGACGAGCGGCGCGGCGATTCTCGCCATCCCGTCAGAACCGCGCCTGACAGGCAAATCGGGTTTACGGCTTCTTGTGCCGCCCGCGCGTTCGCGCGGCAACTCCATCGCATTCCGGCTCAT